TGAATATTGGGAGGAGTTAGATAACCGCTTGCTAAAACGGTTACCGCATAGATATAATGTTAATCATGACGAGAGGTCTTCTCGCAAACCGAGAAGTATTGTGACGGGTTCAGGACGCGAAAACATCGCCTCTAGTGGCGGCAGAAACTCATTTACTCTATCCCCAGAGCAAGTGAGAGCCATGAAAGATGCTGGCTTTTGGGATGACCCAAGCAAGCGAGCACGAATGATTAAGCGTTACGCAACTGAATCTAAACAATCTCAAGGTTATAGGAGTTAAAAATGACAGAATCTCGTTTAAAGAAATCTCTCTCCGCTGGTGGTCGTGAGACCCGATCTTCGCAAGATCTAGAACGCGCTGCCCCCGAAGAGAAGTTCATGTCGTCTCAGGAACGTCGCAAGATGTGGAGTGATGAGTGGACACAAAGCGCATTGCCCAAGACGCCAGAGTTAAAAGGATGGCATCTTTGCTGGTTATCGACAACTAATAGTTACGACAGTATTGATAAGCGTATTCGGATAGGTTATGTTCCCGTTAAAGCCGAGGAATTTCCAAACTTTGAGAACTATCGCGTAAAAGCTGGCGAACACACTGGTTTTATTGCGTGCAACGAGATGTTGCTCCACAAGATCCCGATGGATATATATCAGGATATTATGGCGCACTTCCACCACGATGCACCACTTGAGGAAGCGAACAAGATTCGACTTCAAGCGGAGCAGCAAGTTGGACGCGATAGCAACGGTAAAGCGTTGGGTCGAATTGAAGGCGAAGGATTGGACAACATTGATCAACGTGTAGAAGCCCCAATTTTTAATGGCTAATACACATCGAACTTAAAGGAGTAAGACTATGTCTTCTACAAATGCTCCGTTCGGTATGCGCCCTGCGTTCCACCCATCCGGTCTGGATCGCGCTCAAGCGCTTGCTGGCGGTATCGTCTCTGGTTATTCCAGCGACATCTTGAAAGGTCAACCCGTAAAGTTGGCTACTACTGGCGTGATCCAAATCGCTGCTGCTGGTGATTCGTTCCTCGGTGCCTTTGCTGGCGTTGAGTGGACTGACACTACTGGCCGTCGTCGCGTGTCTAACTACTGGCCCGCTAGCACTGCATACCAAACTGGTTCATGCATTGCTTATTTCTACAACGACCCTAACATCGTGTACGAAATCCAAGCTGACGGTTCTTTGGCACAAACCTCTGTTGGCGACATGGCCGACTTGAGCAACACCACTGCTGGCAGCAATGTCACTGGTTTGTCTCAGTGCACACTTTCCACAACTCTGGTTGGCGCTGGCAACAGTGCACAGATGCGTATTGTGGACTTGGCTCCCCTCGTAGATAACGCTTGGGGCGATTCATATACGGTTGTACGTGCTGTGATCAATGAGTCACAGTTCCAAGCATCCACTAACGCTGTTTAAGGAGGCGAATCATGGCAGCTCCAATGAGAAGTACGGACTTTCGTTCGATTGTTGAACCTATCCTGAACGAATGCTTCGACGGCGTTTATGATCAGCGCACTGATGAGTGGAGCCGTGTGTTCCGCGAGCAGGAAGGCATCCCACGTAACTACCACGAAGAACCCGTCCTGTACGGTTTCGGTGCAGCACCTCAGTTGCCAGACGGCACTCCAGTGTCGTACCAACAAGGTGGCGTGTTGTTCCTCCAGCGCTATGTCTACCAAGTCTTTGGTTTGGCATTCGCTTTGACCAAAGTTTTGGTTGAGGACGGTGACCACATCCGCATCGGTCAAGTTTACGCTCGTCACTTGGCTCAGTCTTTGATTGAGACCAAAGAAACTCTGTCTGCTAACGTGTTGAACCGTGCGTTTAACGCAGCTTACCCAGGCGGCGACGGCGTGCAACTGAACAGCGCTTCACACCCTATCGTGAACGGCACTGCAAGTAACTTGTTGGCTACTGCTGCCAACTTGTCACAAACCTCTCTCGAGCAGATGTTGATCCAGATCCGTCAGGCTGTGGACAACAACGGCAAGAAGATCCGTTTGGTGCCACGTCAACTGGTGGTTGCTCCTGGCAACGTGTTCCAAGCTGAAGTTTTGCTGAAGTCTGTTCTGCGTGCTGGTAATGCAAACAACGACATCAACCCCATCAAATCTATCGGTTTGCTGGACGAGGGTGCTGCTGTTCTGTCACGTTTGACCAACCCAACCGCATGGTGGGTTCAGACTGATGCTCCAGAAGGCATGAAGCTCTTGATGCGTCGTAAGCTTGAGAAAACCATGGAAGGCGACTTTGAAACCGACTCCATGCGTTACAAGGCTACCGAGCGTTACCAAGTTGGTTTCACCGACTGGCGTGCAATGTACGGTACTCCCGGCGTTTAAAGAAAGTGGGGGAGGCTAGTCCTCCCCTCTTCAACAGGAGAAAAGAATGGCACAAACCTATTTTGGTTCAACCCTGCGTGCGGGGTCGGGTACATTGACAGACACCGTTGACGGTGGATTTGTCGTACTCACACAAACCACTACTGTGACTACTGTAGCTGCTGGCACTGCCGTTAGCTCCACAATCACATTACCTGCGAACTCACAAATTATTAACTTCTTGGTTGATATGGTGACCGTTCCTTCCTTTGGTACTGCTACACAAGTTCCAGTAACTATTGGAACCGCTGCTGCTGGTACACAGTATTTGTCTGCAACTGACGCTAGCGCTGCTGGTCGTACTACTTTGACATTTACTGCTGCCCAACTGACCGCAATGTCAGACATTGGCGCAAACCAAAGCGTGGTATTTACTGCTGATCCTAATGGCACCGTAGCTACTCAAGGCGTGTTCCGCCTGACCGTGGTTTACGCCCAGAAAGTTTAAGGAGTAAATCATGGCCGAGTTCAAACCAATGGTCAAAATGATGACCACCGAGCCTTCAATTGAATTGAAGCTCAAAAAGGGCGGGGAAGTTAAAAAAGCTATGGGTGGTGCAATGCCAGCCGTATTGCCTTCCGCTATGCCCGCACGCGGCGGCATGATGCCCGCTGCTCGTCCTGCCAAGCCCTCATTGGCAGCTCGCCGTAAAGCCATGGCTGTTCCTCCAGCTATGAAAAAAGGCGGTGAAATGGAGTCCAAAGCCACCCACAAAGCCGAGATGGCCAAGATGGGTAAAATTGAGAAAGAGTTAAAATCTCACGAAGGCAAACCTGCTAGCAAAGCTCACAAGGGCTTGAAGACTGGCGGCGTTGCTAACGCTCAAGGCGGCTACAAAGAAGGCGGCATCATCAACACCGAGAAGCAAGGTGGAGCTTACCGTGACACCAAGATGCACACATCCAAGCCTGATAACTCTCCAGCTAAAACTGGCGAAGTGAAAGAAGGCAATGGCGGTGGCTATGCTACTGGTGGCGTTGCTAAATCCAATGCTGGTGGCTACAAAAAAGGTGGTGCCACAAAAAAGTTTGCTAGGGGCGGAGCAGTTCAGGACGATGGAGCGGCTGTAGAAATGCCGCAAGGAAATAAGCGTCCAGCACGCCCCGTTAGCATTAACCAACTTTCTGGAACCTATAAAAAAGGTGGTTCAGTAAAAAAGTATGACACGGGCGGTGCGGTTGATCCCATCATCGCTCGTGAAACCAAGCGCATGGAGGCTGAGAAAGCTGCTGAGAAAGCAGATAACGAAGCTACTCGTGACGCAATTCTCGGATTCCCAAAGCGCGTTTATGAAGGCGTAAAGGGATTCTTTACCAGCCCAGAGAAAAAGCCTGGCAGCGTAACTAAAACCGAGAAGTCTGTGACGGTTTCCCCCGCTAAGAAGCGTGGCGGTTCTGTAGAGTGCTAAGAGTGGGGGCTTCGGCCCCTACTTTTTTCAGGAGATAAACATGGGAATCTATTCTTCTGCGTCGCGTCAAGGCGCATACGAGCCGTTTGAATTGCAAGTATCCCGCGGTCAAATTCAGGGCCACTCAATTGTTACGGTATCTGGTTATAACTCCGATGTTGATACTGCGTGGGAGATGATTACTCCTATTGGAGATTTATCATTTCCTGCTGCCGCTTTACAGATGACTGTAAGTTCATCTAGCGCCAGCGATACAGCGGCGGGAACTGGTGCAAGAACTGTACTGATTTCGGGCTTGGATGCCAACTATGCGGTTATTACCGAAACAGTCACCATGAATGGTCAGACTGCTGTAACGACCACCAATTCATTCTTGCGTATCAACAGTATGTTGGTTGCAAGTGCTGGAACCGGACTTGCAAATGCAGGGATCATTTATATTGGTTCTGGCGCAGTAACCTCTGGCGTACCAGCAACGATCTATAACGTAATTGCTGTAGGCTACAACAATGCAACATCAAGCCAATACACAATACCCGCTGGCTACACAGGATATTTGGCAATTGCGCGAATTGGTTTGGCGCAAGACACTGGAACCAGCTTAATTACTGCAAGAACTCGTTTTGTGGGAACAAATGGAATTGCCATTACTGGCCCATTGATTGTTACCAATAACAATATTTCAACCCAACCATTTCCCTATCCTCTCTCAATTGCTGAAAAGACTCGCATTCAAGGCGAAGCAATTGGCGGTGCGGCAAACAATGAAGCGGCTGGTTTCTTTGAACTTGTTTTAATTAAAAACCCAGATTGACAACCATGCCTAGCAAATCAGCATCCCAACATAGGCTCATGGAAGCCGTAGCGCACAACCCAAGCTTTGCAAAGAAAGTTGGGATTCCTACTAAGGTGGGCAAAGACTTTGCCGCTGCCGATAAAGGCAAGAAGTTTAAAGAGGGTGGCCCAAGCCTAGCAGTTGGCCGTGGAGAAAAGCTGTCTGTGGAAAAGGGCGCTGGATTGACCGCCAAGGGTAGGGCTAAGTACAATCGTGAGACAGGAAGTCATTTGAAAGCTCCGCAACCACAGGGCGGTGCTCGAAAGGACTCGTTCTGCGCCCGCATGTCAGGTGTTGTAGAGCATTCAAAAGGTGACGCTCCAAGGGCAAAAGCATCCCTGAAGCGTTGGAACTGCCCAGGATGGTGAGGTAACGAATGGCTTATTCAGGCACAGTTGGAGAGACCGTTATCAGCGTCCAAGATCTGATTGATCATGGTGCGCGTCGATGCGGCAAATTGGCCGAAGAGCTTACTTCAGAGCAAATCGTATCTGCTCGCCAGTCTTTATATTTCTTGCTGTCGCACCTTGCCAATCAAGGCATTAACTATTGGGCAATTAACAAGAAAGTGTTTGGTCTAAAGGCCGACCAATACATCTACACCATGCCCGTGGGTTGCATAGACGTTTTGAACGTGCTGTATCGCTCCATGAATCGACCTTCTGGGTCATACACAACTTCTGCTGGCGGGGTAATTGCAAATGTTTACGACTCCGACATTGATACAGTTTGTCAACAAACAAGCGCCAATGGCAACATATCTGTTAATTACGGCACCAATAATCCCATATACGCTGGCTCTATTGGCTTTTTACCCTATGTTGCTGGGGGTGGATCGGCTACTTGGTCGATCACGCTAGAGTATTCGGTTGATGGCGTTACATGGAACACCCTAAACAACCTTGGAAGCATAGTTGTTACTGACAATCAGTGGGTGTGGACTGACATTGACCCCGGTCAATCGGTCATGTACTACCGAATCCGTGCTTATAACGGGACAACATTGGCTCTGCGCGAGTGGTTTGTGGGCAATAACAGCCGTGAAATCCAAATGTCACGTCTAAATCGTGATGATTACACCAATTTGCCCAATAAAAACTTCACAGCCAACCAGCCGTTTCAGTTTTGGTTTGATAGAACCATCCCACAGCCTACTGTTTACCTATGGCCAACGCCTAGTGACCCATTTATTCAGATGACAGTCTGGTATCAGCGTCAAATTATGGACGTTGGAGCGCTTTCTGGCGAGCTAGAAATACCTCAAAGGTGGTATGAGGCCGTTCAGATGATGTTGGCGCACAGAATGAGCATGGAATTGCCCCAAGTTGACGTTGGACGCATCCAATATCTTGAAAAGATGGCTGATAAGTACCTGTTTGAGGCGCAACAAGAAGAGCGCGATAAGTCGCCCATCTACTTTGCTCCTAACATATCAGTTTACACACGGTAATGCCTACATTTCTTGACACATCTGGACTTACATCGGTTGCAATCGCAATCTGTGACAGATGTCGCATGAAAAGAGCATTTGTATCATTACAATCAGATCCAAACTTCCCCGGTTTGCGTGTTTGTGATGAGGGTTGTAAAGATAACTTTGATCCGTACCGTTTGGCGGCCAGAAAAACGGAAAGAATTAACCTAAGATTTCCCCGACCTGATGAGAGCGTGGCTGTACAAGACAATTCTTTGACAACTGGTGGATATGGCGATTTTGTAATATCACCTGAGCAAAATACACAGACGCCCGAAAATAACGGGAACCTTGATAACCTGAATGTGAGTCCGTAATCATGGCAAACGTACAAATCTCTCAACTGCCAGCAGCGGGTGCTATTACAGGCACTGAGCTTGTGCCCGTTGTGCAAAATGGCGTAACCGTACAAACCACTACGGCTGCTATTGCTGCCTCGCCTAGCCAAACTCAGACCTTCTTGACCAAGAATCAAGAGCCAAGCCTTCCTAATAGCCGTTATTTGTCCGCCAATACGGGTTTGGCAATCACGGATGGTGGCGCACAGTCTTTCCTACGTCTTAGCCTTAACGGGGCCTCTGGGAGCCTAGAATCGGCCTCCACGGGCATGATTGCTAAGACTTCTGGCACTACCGTAGCATCAAGGACGCTTTC